CATTCTGCTACAGGGAGTAGTAGAGACCATCATCAAGGACTCCCCCATACTCCAGAACCTGCCCTTCATCGAGATTGTGGGCAACGGCTTGACCTATAACAAGGAAAAAGCCCTCCCCACCGTCGACTTCTATGATGTGGGCGATACCTGGGTGGAGTCCACCCCCACCTTTGACCAGGTCACGGCTACCCTCAAGATTATGGGCGGTGACGCCGATATCGATAATTTCCTGAAGGCTACCCGCTCTAATCTTCAGGATCTAGAGGTAGCCGTCCTGGAGCTGAAGGCGAAGGCTACTCAGCATAAGTTTGAGGAGACCTTCATCTACGGCGATAGCGCGGTTAACGCCAAGCAGTTCGATGGCTTGAAAAAGCTGATTGATACTGCCACCGCCAGCGACCAGGTGATTGCTGCCGGTGCTACCGGCGCCACCCTCACCCTGGCTATGATTGACCAGCTTATTGACGCCGTAAAGGGAGGTAAGCCCGACCTTCTGCTTATGAGCCGAAGGTCGAGGCGTAAAATAAATGCCCTGGTTAGAGCAGCCGGCTCCGGCATGCTTGAAACCGATAGGGACAAGTGGGGTAACTTCATTCAGTTGTGGAATGGCATCCCCATCGGCATTAACGACTGGATACTCGATACCCACACCCTGGTCGGCAGCGTTGAGACGCTTACCACCGGGAGCACTTGCTCTACTATCTACGCCTTCCAGATGGGCGAGGGAGCTCTTTGTGGCTTGACCGCACCCGGTCATATCACCGTTGAGCCTATCGGCTCTCTGGAGACCAAGGACGCCAGCCGAACTAGAATAAAGTGGTATGTCTCGTTGGCTCTGTTTAGCGCTATCAAGGCAGCCGCTTTAATCGGCGCCCAGGACTAGACTAGTCGAGAGTCAAGAGTCAAGAGTCAAGAGTCAAGAGTCGACAGTCGACAGTCGAGAGTCAAGACTAGTGACTAAAGACTAGTGACTAAAGACTAAATAAGGAGGAAAGTTAAGTGGCATTTGCAGATCCAGCAACAGGTAGAATTATTATCGACTCGGGCCGAGGCACGGAGCCCGGAAGGGTTACGCTGGCTGAGGCTTGCAAGGTTGGCGATGTGCTCGGTTACGCCACTGGTTGGAAGCGAGCCCTGGCCACCGTCGGCACGGCAATTCAGGGACGAGTGGTTGCTCTGCGAGGCGGAGCTATTGGTGATGTGATACCCGTATCAGCCAATCCAGTGGTCAGCGGCTACACCGGCGCTACCCCAGGCGCTTATATCTATGTAGCCGAAGGCACGGATAACGGCAAGGTCACCGCGACCGCACCCACCACTACCGGCGATTGTAATGTCATCATCGGGGTAGCTCTATCGGCTACTGAGGTGATGTTCTTCTTGAACAGCCGAGCCGATAGCGTAGCCTAAAAGTAATCCCCACCCCCCCTTCCCCTTATCAAGGGGAAGGGGGCACAGGGGAAAAGGAGGTAAATTATGGCCAATGCACTTTACGACAAGGGAAGGGAAGGCTTTCTGGACGGGAGTATTGATTGGGATACCGACGACATCCGCTGTATCCTGGTTGATGCCGCCGATTATACCGTTGACCTGGCTACCCACGATAACCTGGATGATATACCCGCTCCAGCCAGGGTAGCCGTCAGTGGCGCCCTTACCGGTAAAACAGTTGCCGCCGGTGTAGCCGATGCTGACGATGTTACCTTTGCTTCGGTTACAGGCGACCCCTGCGAGGCAATCGTTATCTATAAGCACACTGGCGTAGAGTCAACTTCCCGTCTGATTGCCTATATTGACTCCGCTACCGGACTGCCAGTAACCCCCAACGGCGGAGACATCACCACTCAGTGGGACAACGGAGCCGATAAAATCTTTAAGCTATAGAGGCTATGAATTAGGGGGGGCGTAGCCGTAGGAGCTATCCCCCCCTGTTTCTAGGAGGTTTATATGAAAGCCAAGATAAGAGACATAGGCTTTAGCCCCGATGTTATTGTTGTTGGTGTTGACTGCTACTTTGAGGAAGGTGAAGCTGGCTATGAGGACTGCTTCGTAGATGTGCCCGATTATCCAGCTACAGAACTTGAGCCAAACCCGCCTACTCATGAGGAATTTGTGCCCTTTAGAAGCGTCTCCATAAGCCTGCCCATTGATGCTACACAGCAACAGGCTATAGATGCGGTCAAGACGAAGCTAGAGGCTTTTAAGAGGGCACACGACAAAGTAGTAAACGCTCAACAGTGGGTAGGAACAGAACTCAAGCTCTAAGGGTCTAAAATGGCTACTAAGTATACGTATTATATTACTGGTGACGACCTCGACCAAAGTGCCCGTGCTGCTTTTTGGCATGCTCAGACCTTCACCCCAACAACTGCTCATATAATCACTAGCGTTAAGTTAAAACTATGGAGAGTTGGTAGCCCAGGCACACTAACTGTGGGTATTAGGGCTGTCGATGGGACTGGAAAGCCGACTGGTGGCGATTTATGTTCAGGGACTACTAATGGAAATACACTACCTACTGAAGCACCCTATGAATGGCGAGGGATAACCCTAGGTGCTGGTGCTAATTTAAGTGCTTCCACCAAGTATGCAATAGTGGTAAGAGCTACCGGTGGAAATGATAGCAACTATGCTAATTGGCGGGCTGATTCCTCCTCTCCAACTTATGCTGGCGGTGAGCAATTTGAGAGTCCCAATTCTGGGAGTTCCTGGAGTGCTTACGGATACGATAGCATGTTTGAGGAGTGGGGAGAGCCAATACCACCCCAAACGGTTTCACCCTCCGCTATAGCTTCAGCCGAAGCCTTTGGCAGCCCAACATTAACCCCCGGTGGGGTAACTGTAGCCCCTACTGGTATCGCCTCAGCCGAAGCCTTCGGGACATTAAATCTTCTATTTGACCAGACTGTAGCTCCTAGTGCTATAACTTCCGCCGAAGCCTTTGGCACAGCACAGCTAAACTTAACTCTTTTACTCACAGCTATTGCGTCAGCCGAAGCCTTTGGGACTTTAACTATAATCCCAGGCTCGGTAAATATAGCCCCTGGCGGTATAGCATCAGCCGAAGCCTTTGGCACCCCCAGAGTGGCAAGGGTGGGGTATATTGAGCCTACTGGTATAGCCTCTTTAGAGGCTTTCGGGACACCGCAACTCAATCTCAAACTAGAGCCGTCAGGTATAGCCTCAGCCGAAGCACTAGGCACAGCCAAACTTATCTTATATCTTAACCCATCGGCTATAGCCAGCGCTGAGGCCTTTGGGACAGCTAAACTAAACCTAAAACTAGAGCCGTCAGGCATAGCCTCAGCAGAGGCACTAGGCGCCCCCACCATCTTGTGGGAACTGTTTTTACTACCATCGGCTATAGCATCAGCCGAAGCCTTTGGCACACCGAAGCTCGGTTTATATCTTCTACCATCATCTATCGCCAGCCTTGAGGCTTTTGGTTCACCACAGCTAAACCTAAAGCTCTTTATCACAGCTATTGCATCAGCCGAAGCCTTCGGGACACCCAGGCTCGGTTTATATCTCTTGCCAACAGCCATAGCCTCAGCCGAAGCCTTTGGCACCCCCACAATTTTGTGGCAACTGTTTTTACTACCAACGGCTATAGCTTCCGCAGAACTCTTTGGTACCCCCAATCTCTATGTAATTCTAGCCGGTGGCGATGGCATGAAGCTGCGCCCCGATAAAGGTCAAGCATCTATCTTCCACGAATGAGGTGACTATATGAATCCCGTTAGATATTCAGCTAGCTGAGATTTCTAACGGGGGATAAACCCTGTTAGAGGTTTACCTCTAACAGGGTAAAGGAGGTATCTAACGGGATGAACCTATCTGAAATGATAACCCTGGTCAGGAGAGACCTCAGAGACGAGTCTGAGCCCTATCAGTGGTCGGATGATGAGCTTACCAGGCACATCAACCGTGCTCTAAAGCAGCTATCGGAGAGAGTCCCCTTACCAGTAAAGGCTACCCTGGCCACCACCGACGGCTCCAGGGAGGTTAGCCTATCCGCTCTTACCGATAGGGTGATGGTGCAGGCGGTTGAATACCCCATCGGCGAGACCCCGCAGAAGTTTCAACGCTTCGCTCTTTGGGGGGACACCCTGGTTATAATATCTGGCAATGAGCCCGACGGCTCTAACTGCTATGTCTATTACGGCAAGCTCCACACCCTTGACTCCGATACTTCTACCCTATCCCCCAGGCATGAGGACCTGGTAGCCACCGGTGCCTGTGGCTACGCCGCGGTGAGCTATGCCGCCTACTCCGTCAATAAGGTTAGCGTCGGTGGCACTATGACCCCCAGGGAATACCGACTATGGGGTAATGAGAGAATAAGAACCTTCACCGACGCCCTCAAACGGCTGGGCAGGAGACAGAGGATTAGAACCAGCCAACTCTACAATGACTAATGACTATTGACTAATGACTATTGACTAAATAAGGGAGGACGAAATGACCGACAGCAAAATTGAGGAAGGATTACCCAGGACAAAGGAAGGCTTGCCCTATCAGGCTTTCGCCATCGTCGGCGACCCCGACGACCCCGAGACATGGAAGCTCCCGCACCACACCAAAGCCATCTTCCGAGCCTTAAACTATAAGCTAGGCATTGAAAAGACGGTCGATTGGGACCTTATGCCGGCAGCCGTAGCTGCTCTATCACCCAGGGGTTATCGTGGCGAGAGAGTCCAGTCCCCCCCAGAGGACATCCTGAAGGCAGCCCAACACCTGGCTACCCACTACCGCAAAGCCGGTAAGCCTTTGCCCGATACTTTGGCAGTGATGGTATAGAAGGGGAGTCTAAGAGGGGCGCTAGCCCCTCTCCTTTGAAGGAGAGCATGAAGATGAACATCTTCAACTACAAATGGTGGTGGTCGAGAATAGGCGGTCGCCAATGGACTTTTATCAGCCGTGATGTCTGGCATAAACTCGAGTATTTGCCAATTGTATTATTGTTATTTGCAGGGTTCTTTACTGGTTATTACTGGCACGCCCTTAATGTTCCGCTGATATGGCTTGTGGCTTTGTGGGCAGTATCAACGATATGGTATGTTTTCGGGCACTTCTTTTGGGGTAAGGAATATGTCCCCGACCAGGGTAAATTTGAGCTTTAGGGGGGGTTTTAGCTTCGTTCTGTTTCCCTGAAAAAAAATATCACAGGCGCTAAGGGGGGTAAAATTAGGTGACAAATTAGGTGGCAAATGTTGACCAATATGTTGACAAAGGTGACTTTTGTATACCTTTGTAACCCTATACAGTGTCTTTTCCGTTTCAGGGGGTCTAATTCTTAAATGAGGACGTTACACGCTGATTTAACCGCAGCCCAACAGTCAGCCACGCTTGAGCCGGCTATTAAGATTACCCTGACGCACGGCGTTGATACGGTCGTCCTGGAGCTGGACAGGCTCAAGAAGCTCAACCACCTGGAGGAGCCATACCGAGCCAATGCTAAAGAGGTTGAGCTTGATAACAGCGACGGCTACTTTACCGACAAGGACTTGAAGGGGTATAAAGCCGTTATCAGCTATGGCCTGGTAACTACCTCTGGCAAGAAGTATTCCGACACCGTCCCACTGTGGGTAATCTGGCAGCAGCTTTTCTCAGCCCAGGGTAAGCTGACATGTCAGCTAACTATGCTCGGCATCCCCGACCTTATGGACGAGGACGACGCCAGCGAGAGCTATATCCCAACCGAAGCCGATACCAAGACTGTCAAGACGCTGCTCACTGAGATAATCACCGCCACTCTATCCTGCTATAGCCACTGTCAGGCGTATGAGGTCGTCTTTGACAGTGAGGATAGTTTGATAGACGTCTATCAGCCAAAGGACGGCTTCCGTATCTACACCGGCGGGTCCCGCCTGGCAGCCATCAAAAGGCTACTGGACTATACTAAGTGTGTTATTCGCTATGGCGCCGACGGCAAGGTGCACATTCTACAGCCCGTTATATCAGGCGAGAGCTACGACTACCAGTATAGCCTGGAGAGCGGTCATACATTCTTCGGCAAAGCCTATCGCAAAACTCTGGTCATACCTAACTACATCGTGGTCAAATCTAATGCCGATGATGACCCCCAGTATTCAGGCTACGCCTCCGACGCCGAGTCCTACGCCCTTATGCCCAAGCGCCAGTATAAAGCCACCAGGCTACAGAGCAATGCCCAGGCTACTTCTATCGCCCAGGCGAGTTTAGCGCGGTATCAGTTGGACGCTGAAATAGGCTCAGCCGATGTCCCTATGAACTGTGGTGCTGAAATCTTTGACTACATCAAGGTCACTGACCAGAGAGAGGACGACTACCGCACCGGTAACATCGGGTCCATAACCAGGAAATACCTACAGGGCAAATACTCAATGAGCTTCAGCATCGGTGACCCACCAGTCGTCCAGTATATGAAAGAGCTATACCAGACTATCAAGCGGGAAGCCGAGAAAAGAGGCTCCAGCTTTGACCGCCTTTACGCCAAGCACGCCTATATTGAGCACCTCAGCATCGATGAGATTAACGCCGAGTGGCTCGACCCCGATAGCAACATTGACCTGTCTAAAATCGGCGATAACCTGGACAACCTGCCCGACGGAGAAGTATTTAGTCGGGTAAAAACCCTTCACCTGGACGCTGGACAGATTAAGCTCGATGAGAACATCTTCTACGCCAATGACTACGACCCCACCGCCAAGTTCGACCCCGCCCACGATACCCTGGACGATATACCCAACGGCGTAGCCTATAGACGGGCAAAGTCATCGGCTCTAACCGCCGACGGTCTGGTTATCCTGGATAATGTTCAGGTCGGCACTTATGGTCTGGTTAAAAGCACCGACATATCGGCAGGGCACATCAAACTGTCAACTACTCAGAAAGACGGACTTTGGTATAACGAGACCTATCTAACGATTGACGCTACCACCGGTATAAAAATCAAAGGCGGTTATGGTCTGTGCATTCAGCAAACGGGGTATCAAGCAAACTGGATTGAGCCTTCTGGCAATCACCTCCGATTAACCCCTTATGATTATGTTCAAGTCGTCGGGCATGTCAAGCCATCACGAGTCAGTCCAGTCTGTGATTTAGGTGATAATACTTATTACTGGTATACCGTCCACTGCCATCAAATCAACTACCACAGCCCCGGCATGCTTGGCTTCCGCAAGGTTGACGATGCACTTCAAAAGGTCAAAGGCATGGGAGTCGTCTTTAAGGAAGAAAAGATAAAGGGGAAGCCAACCGGTCGTAGTCAATGGGAGTTCGACGAGGATACCATACCCGAGGAGCTAAAGGAATACCCCACCAAAGAGGACTACGACAAGGCGAAAGACGGAGGCGAGGAGGGACTCGAACCCACGCCCTCGATAAACTCGAACGCCCTTAACGGCTTACTGCTTTCGTCTATCACCGAACTTCTAGCACGAATTGAGGCATTGGAGGCTAAGTAATATGGACTCTAAAAAGGCATTAGAGGAAGCCCAGGCTAAACAGCGTGAGCTCGTTGAGAAGGCAAATCAGCTTGAGCAGGACAGGCAGGAAATCATACAGGAGCTACTGAGACTGGACGGCGAAATTAGAGTTCTCAAAAGACTAGAATCTTCGAGGGCAAGTGGGGCTTGACAAATATACCATGGCTAATTATGATATTCCTGCGTCAGGAGTAAAACATGAATGAGATAGAACTAGATGCATTATCGCTTGAATACCAAAGAGATTACGGGACTGCCAGTGGTGATTTGGACATCACGAATATCGTGAATAATCCCTTTGTCAATTGCGAAACTGGCGTCTTTCGTCTGAGCTTCTTTGAAAAGCTTGGCGATTTCCCTCTCCGAGAGATTCGTGTGTTGGGCAATAATATTCCCCATTCTGGTTTGGTCACTTAATATGCCCCCCAATCTCTCTCGGCAATCCTTTTCCTCAAGTCTTTTGTTAGGTGGTATATCAAAACCAACACCGTGAAACATAAATGTGGCATTTTGAGTAGCATAACGCTGCTTTCCCGCTAGAAACACAACATTCCCGATAGAGTCTACGTTCCCGACGTTATGCGTAATGAAGTCGAAAGGCATACCCTTCAAAACGTGGTATAGATTCATACCATTCATAACACTACCGCCTGGGGTTGATAAAAGTAAATAGACTTTCTGTACTTTTCTATTAGCGCAATTAGCCATTACAGCTATTAAGCCCTCCGTGGTGCTTGGGTTAACCTCTGCAGAAAAAGAAACATAAACAATGGGTGCATTGTTAGGTATATCCATTGGGCACCTCCTTTAGTGTGGATTATGCTACCCAAATTGGTGGTGTCAAGATATGGTTGTCTAGGGAGTTGACAACTGACTCTATTCTAATTGAAAAATGAGCCTGAGTAAAAGGGCTTCAGGCAACCCGGTTAGCAAATCTTTTGATTTGTTGAAAGAGATTGGAGCGAGCATTCACCGTCCTTTCTGCAAATTGATTATCGCTCATTTGATTGGCGA